ACATTTTAGTTATTCTGGTGCAGATGGTTCTGGTGATGTTTCTACAGATGGAGTTCAAACTTTAACAAACAAAACTTTAACTTTACCAAAAATAAATGAAGATGTTACAACAACTTCTACTTCAACAGAGTTAAATAAACTAGATGCACTAAGTAGAGGAAGTATTATTTATGGTAACTCTAGTGCAGCTACAGCAATTTTAACTAAAGGTAGTGCGGACACAGTATTAACATCAGATGGAACAGATATAAGTTGGCAAGCTGCTTCTACTGGTAGAACAGGCACAGTTGACTGGCAAACAGGATCAATTAAAACAAGTACATTTACAGCAGCTAATGGTGAAGGTTATTTTGCAAATACATCAGGTGGTGCATTCACTATGAATTTACCAGCAGGTTCTGCTGGAGCAATCGTATCGGTTGTAGATTACACAAATACTTTTCAAACAAATAATTTAACAATTACACCAAATGGATCAGAAAAAATTGGAGGAATAGCAACTTCTGCAGTTTTAAGCACCGAAGGACAATCAGTAACTTTAGTTTATATAGATGGAACTGAAGGTTGGAAGAACGTTCAAGATTCAACTTCAAATGTTACAGGAAATCCATTTATAGTAGCAACAGGAGGTACAATTACTACTTGTGGAAATTTTAAAATTCATACTTTTACTGGTGATTCAACTTTTACAGTTTCATCAACAGCTTCATGTTCAGCTAATAATGCTGTGGCATACATGGTAGTAGCTGGTGGAGGTGGTGGTGGAGGTGACGCTGGTGGTGGTGGAGGAGCAGGAGGATTTAGAGAAGGAACAACTGCACCAGTAGTTCCCTACACAGCTTCTCCTTTAGTAGCTCCAGCAGGAATAACAGTTACAGCACAAGGATATCCAATTGCAGTGGGTGGAGGTGGACCAGCAGGTGCAGGTCAAGGACCTGAATCTCCAAATGCACCACAAGGTTCAAAAGGAACACCTGGTGATGTTTCAACATTTTCATCAATAACATCAGCAGGTGGAGGAGGTGGAGCAAAAGAACCTAGTTCACCAAGTCCAGGACCAAATGACGGACAAGGATTACCAGGAGGTTCAGGTGGTGGTGGTAGTTACACTTCATCAGGAAAACCTTTAGCAGGAAAAGCAGGAACAGGTAACACACCTCCAGTTAGTCCAGCACAAGGTACAGATGGTGGTCAAGGTCCAATAGGTACAGGATCGCCTTCTAACTCATCAAGTGGTGGTGGTGGAGCAACTGCTGCTGGTACAGGCACAAATCCACCTGGAGCTGGTGGTGCAGGTGGTGCAGGTGCAACAACACATATTTCAGGTTCTCCAGTAGCTTATGCTGGTGGAGGTGGAGGTGCAGGAGGTTCTGCTGGACCAGGAGGAGCAGGTGGAACAGGTGGTGGTGGAGCAGGTGGAAATACAGGTAATCCAGGTAATGCAGGTACAACTAATAGAGGTGGTGGTGGCGGTGGAGGTTTTCCAGACCCACAATCAGGTGGTGCTGGAGGATCAGGTATAGTAATATTAAGATATAGATTTCAATAGTTGAAATAAATTAACAAATAACATATAAGGATAAACATTGTGGCACATTACGCAAAATTAGGTATTAATAGTAAAGTTATCTCAGTTCACGTTGTTAATAATGATGACTGCTTAAATGCTGATGGTATTGAAGATGAAGAAGTAGGTAGACAATTCTTAGAAAGAATACATAACTATCCTATTTGGGTTAAAACATCTTACAATACATTAAATGGAAAACATAAAAATGGTGGTACACCTTTAAGAGGTAACTACGCAGGTATAGGTATGATTTATGATGAAGATAATGATCTTTTCATTTCTAAAAAACCTCATGCTAGTTGGACTTTAAATGTTGCAGAAGCAAGATGGCAATCACCAATAGGTGATCCTCCAGAATTATCAGAAGAGGAACAATTAACTCATATATATGACTGGGATGAGTCTAATGGAAGTTGGAATAAAAATAAAGTAGAAAAATAATTTATGCAGAAGGTGGTACTGTCTGAAATTAATTTAATACATAGTTCTGTTGATCTTCCTAAAGGTTTTGAAATTAATAGAGATAAAATTAAAAACGATATTATTAAATCTTTTATAGATAAAAAACGAATCAACACAAATCCAAAATCATATTCATACAAAGATTATAAAGTAACTTTTTCACAACCTTTACAATGGTTAAAAGATTATATTAGAGATAATATTAGAGTAGAGTATGGATTTACTTTAGTTGATAAATCACAACATGGTAATGTTTTTAATCCTAAAGAACAATCTTATTTAAGACATGAAATAGACCCTGTAGATTTAATAAACTCACCTGATTACACATTAATTTATGCTTTAGATTGTGAAAAAAATTCTTGTGAACTTGTTATTGAGTATGATGATAATAGAAGAAAAAATAGAACTTGGCATTTACCTGTGTATAACAATCACTTCTATATGTTTCCTGCCACACAGAAATACTTTATAACTAAGAATAACTCTAAACAACTAAATGTTCTATTGACTATTAATTATGAATATATCTAATTACTATTGGTATTTTCAATCTGCTATACCACCAAGAATTTGCGACATGATTGTTAAATATGGTCAAGCAGAAAAGAACAGAGAGATTATGGCTATTACAGGTGGTTATGGTAGAGATAGAGATTTAAATAAAAATCCTCTTAATAAAGATGAAATAAAAAATTTACAAAAGAAAAGAGATTCTAATATTGTTTGGATGAATGATAAATGGATATATAAAGAAATACATCCTTATGTTCATATGGCAAATAAAAATGCAGGTTGGAATTTTAATTGGGATTGGTCAGAGCCTTGTCAGTTTACTATATATAAAAAAGGACAATACTATGATTGGCATTGTGATGGTTGGGATGAACCTTATCAGGTAGAAGGACCAACTAAAGGAAAGATAAGAAAATTATCTGTAACAGTTAGTTTGACAGACCCAAAAGAATACAAAGGTGGAGAGCTAGAGTTTGATTTTAGAAACTTAGACCCTGATAAAAAACCAAATATCAGAGTTTGTACTGAAATATTACCTCAAGGTTCTTTAGTGGTATTTCCTAGCTTTGTATGGCACAGAGTTAAACCAGTAACTAAAGGAGAGAGGAATAGTCTAGTGATATGGAATCTAGGTTATCCATTTAAATAATATGAATGATATAAAACAAGGCGGAAGTAGTAAACCTAAAGGTCATGTAGATTTTAAATTTTCACTTTATTTTCAAACACCAATATGGATTGCAGAAGTACCTATGTTTCTTAAAAACGCAACTAAAGTAACAGATAAATATATTAAGAAAGCTGATAAACTTTTAAAAGATAAATTAAAAAATGAACCTAAATGGAAAAAAGATATAGGTACATTTGGCTTATCAAAACATAGTGAAAGTTTTTTTAATGATCTTAAAGTAAAAGACTTAGTTGAATTTATAGGTCAACGATCTTATGAGTTTTTAAATTGGCAAGGATTTAATTTACAAAATCATAGCTTACACTTTACAGAATTTTGGGTTCAAGAGTTTAGTGAAAAAGGTGGTGGTCATCATGATACTCATGTTCATTGGAATCAGCACGTTTCAGGATTCTACTTTTTAAAATGTAGTGAAAAAACTTCTTTTCCAATATTTCATGATCCAAGACCAGGTGCAGAGATGACAAAGATACCTTTAAAAAATCAATCACAAATTACAATGGGAACTAATCAAGTTCATTACAAGCCTAATCCAGGAACTATGATTATTTTTCCAGGTTATGTTCCACATCAGTTTGCAGTAGATGCAGGAATAGAACCATTTAGATTTATACATTGGAATATAAAAGTTGTTGAAACAACAATATCAAAAGAAAGGAGTAATAATAATGAGCTTCCAAAAAAATAAATATTGTTTAATTAAAGAAGCTGTACCAAAAGATATAGCTACATTTGTTTACAATTATTTTTTACTTAAAAGACAAGTGGCTAGAACTTTGTTTGACGAGAAATATATATCAAACTTTACAGAAGAATGGGGTACTTGGGTAGATTCACAAGTTCCAGGGACATATTCGCATTATTCAGATATAGCTATGGAAACATTGCTTATAAGAACTTTACCTATTATGGAAAAGAAAACAGGACTTAAATTAAATCCTACTTATTCTTATGCTAGAATATATAAAACAGGTGATGTGCTACACAGACATAAAGATAGATTTTCATGTGAAATATCTACAACATTAAACCTTGGTGGTGATCCATGGTGTATATATTTAGAGCCTAAAAAAAATGTAGGTATACCTGATGGAAAAAAAATAACAGTATCAAGTAATAATAAAGGAACTAAAGTTATTTTAAAACCAGGTGATATGCTTGTTTATAAAGGTATGGAGTTAGAACATTGGAGAGAAGAGTTCCAAGGTGATAAATGTTGTCAAGTTTTTTTACATTACAACGATCAAAAATCTAAAAATGCACAACAAAATATTTATGATCGTAGAAAACATTTAGGACTTCCTTCTTATTTTAAACAATGATATAGGAAGATTGGGGTGGGTCATACCTAAACCACCTGACTCATCCCTTTAAAATAAATATCAATTACACCCCATATCTGATAATAAAATTAAATGAAGTTTATGTTAATTTTAAAGGTATGTTCCGTTGTACACTTGAATTGTTTACCACCAATTCAGGACAATTTTTTATTTAATTCTTGGTCAGAATGTGCTAGTGCAGGTTATCTACGATCTATTGAAACAAATAATAATATAGGTAGTATTATGGTTAATAGAAATAAAATTGTTGTAAACTTTGAGTGTGTAGAAGTTAAAGAATCATAGGAGAATATTATGGATAAAATGATAGGAATATTTTTAGAAGAGATAACAAAATTTTGGGAAAAAGCAAAAAGATATGTCAAAGATAAAATTAAAAAAATCATCTGCAAGTGCAAATGCACAAAAAAAAATTAAAAATTACGCAGAAAAAAATAATAGTATTCGTATCTCTTACCATGAGAAGGTATGTCAAGAACGTATGAAAACTTTATTTAAAGCGATTGACGAGATGCGTAAAGATATAAAAAGTTTACACTCTGATATGAATAAAGGTAAGGGTGTTATTAGTTTTCTTATTATTATAGGCGGACTTATAGGAGCTGCAGTTGGTTTCTTTAAATGGAATGGCTAAACGCAATAAAACAGCTTCAACAGGATTATATAATGAACTCATCGCACAAGCTAAATTTGCACAAGACCCTAACAAGATTGTATTTGTACCAGCTATGGGTATTGGTCCAATAGATATGGTAGTGCTAGATATTAACACAGGTGAGTATCAAGCCTATGATGTAAAGACTGCAAACTATAGAAAATCTGACTATATACCTAAAGATAAATATGTAAGAAAGGCAGGATCATTGATAAATAGGAGCTTGACAGAGCTACAAAAAAAATTAAAGGTTAAGATATATTATAATAGATGAAACTATCGAAGCATTTCAAATTAGAAGAGTTTACCAAGTCTATGACGGCTCAACGTAAAGGTATTGATAATACCCCAGGAGCAGGTGATATAAAAAATTTAGAAGATTTATGCTACTGTGTATTAGAACCTGTAAGAAATAAGTTTGATAAACCTGTAACAATTACATCAGGATATAGATCAGAAGAGCTGTGTGTAGCTATAGGTAGTAAAAAAACTAGCCAACACGCCAAGGGACAAGCAGCAGACTTTGAGATAGCTGGTGTACCTAATATAAAAGTAGCTTATTGGATTGCAAACAACTGCGACTTTGACCAACTCATCCTTGAATATTATAAAAAAGATGATCCAGCTGCAGGTTGGATTCATTGTAGTTATAATGAGAAAGGTAATAACAGAAAACAAATACTTACCTACGATGGTAAAACTTTTGAAAATAATTTACCAGACATGGAATGGAAAGATGGTAAGGTAGTAGAATAATGTGGTTAAATTTATTAGGCATGGGAGTAAAGACAGCTGCCAAGCTATATCAAGACAAACAAAAAACTAAAGAAGCATTATCAGAAGCCAGACTTCACCATGCAGAGAAGATGAGGAGGGGGGAGATAGAATATAAAGGTAAAGTATTCGAGCATCAGAAGGGAGACTGGAAAGATGAGTTCGTACTTATCGTGTTGTCTACCCCTATCTTCATGTTAGCTTACTCTGTATTTGCAGATGATCCAGAAATAGAACAGAAGATGGATTTATTCTTTGAGAAACTACAATCAATGCCTTGGTGGTTGGTTGGACTTTGGGTATCAGTCGTTGCTGCTATCTATGGTATCAAAGCAAGTGAAATAAAAAACTTCAGCAAATGACCATCAAAAAATCTTTTGCACAACAGTACAGTCGTAAAGTAAATCTACTATCACAACAAACAGGAAAGTATGGCAAGAGTAAAGTTCGATCTACAAAAACCAAAGCACGAAAGAATACAAAAAAATACTAGCCTAGGTAGACGACCCAAAATATCATCTATGAACAAGCACAAAAAACGTAGCTGGAAAAAATATGTAGGTCAGGGTAGATGAAACCTATCATAATTACCTTGTTATACTTAACCTTTGGTGGTGAAATAAAGCAAGATAGTTTTGAAATCTTTACAAGTTGTAGCTCTTGGTTTAATACCAATGTAACAGCTGTGGAAAAAAAGAAAAAGACATTTATGTCTAATCATTATTACCACACTTACAAAGGTAAAAAAGTTATAGGATATATTTGCGGAGGAGAAGAACCACAATGAAAAAACCAAAAAGTAAATTAGAATATTTAAAAAAGAATATAGTTATAGTTCCTGTGATAGCAGCAATTATTGCTGGAACATTTACATCAGTTAGATATGTCCTTAACCTTACAGATACTATTACAGCTAACCAAGAAACCATTATTAAATTAGAAGAAAGATTTAATAATTCTAGAGCTGACATCAATGACCTTAAACAAAGACTATCAGCTGCGGAAGCAACATGGACTATGGCAGAAAATTTATACAGACAATTAGCAGACACAGTAAGAGATCACACTTATGACCTTAAAGACCTTACGAGATAATTTATTATGGATTATATTTTTTCTTTGTGTAGCAACTTATGCACAAGCAAGGAATGATTATCTTAATGACTACGGAACTTGTGAAAGAGGTAGTTGGGAAACTTATACAGAAGTTAGACAACACGAATACAAAACAGGCACAAGTGATGAATATCAAGATCAAACATTAGGTTTTAGATTTCGTATGCCATTAGGTGCTGTGTGTAGTGATGAGTATATTGCAGAGATGCAGAAGAAAAGTAAAATAAAAACTCAACTTGAACTTATAAAAGAGTGTAAAAGAATACCTAGAATTAGTCCACCACCTTTAGAATTTGCAGAGCTATTTAATATGTGTAATAAATTAGGAGTAGTAGGAGTAGTACAAGAAAAAAGACCAGAAGGTAGACATTGGGATAATTTAAAAATAAAGTATTTAAAAGACAATCCTGATATTATAATAATGGAACAGGCAATACCAAATGAAATTAAATGAAGGTACAAAAGTAAGCACCGATCTTAAGACTATTTTATCGATCGTAGCAGGTGTTGCTATTGGTGTATGGGTTTACTTTGGTATAGAAGAAAGACTTAACAGATTAGAAACAGCAGATACTCTTTTTGCTGCTGATCTTTTAAAGAAAGCAGAACAAGAACCTAAAAATTTAGAAATGTATATGCTTATAGAACATTTAGCAACACAGATAGAATCAATAGAAAAAGAGATAGAAGCTAGTAGATATAATAAAGTAAACATAGACCATCTCAAAGAACAAATACTTTCAATACAAAAAGATATTGAAAAATTAAGAAATGGTAATCACTAATGGTAGAAATTGTTATAGCTTTAATCATGCACCTCAATGGAGATATAGTTGAGCATACTTATAAAGAAAAAATGTCTGCTTGTTTAAAATCTAAACGTATAGCACAGAGAGAAGTTAATCCTCAGTCTGTTAGGTTCTCTTGTAATAAAATAAAAGCAGAGACAGAAATCTATATGGGTGCTAAGAAGATTGTAAAGATTATATCATTGACTAATTAATGTATTGTTTGATTTGGTTTCGGAATGATCGTTGGCAGATATTCACAAACGAGATATGGGACACAGAAAAAGAAGCCACAGAATATGCCAAACGAGGGAACTTTAAAAAGAAAGATAAATGGAAAGTTGTTTTATACGACAGAAAATATTATAGATAGTTATGGCTATAAATAAAGCAAAGATGAAATGCAACGCACCTAAACGACAAGTACAAGGTGGTAAGAAGTTTGTTGTTAAGGCTTGTAAGGATGGCAAAGAAAAGATTATTAGATATGGCGATGCTAATATGAAGATACGTAAGTCAAATCCTGCAGCTAGAAAGAGCTTCAGAGCTAGGCATAATTGCAAAACTGCAACAGATAAATTTACAGCTCGTTATTGGTCTTGCAAAAAATGGTAAAGAAAAAAACCTGGTCTAAAAGAAACCTTACTTTAGTTTGTGGATATTGCATCATGTGTAAAAGACAGCTATTGAGTAATGAAGGTGGATGGATTATAAATGCAGAGAAGAAACGATTTTGTGAACAATATGGTGAAAACACAGAAAGTTGTTTCGATAAATATATAAACATAAGGAGACAAAATGTACGGCAAGAAATCAAAAGGTAAACTTACAAAGAAACAAAAGACTTTACCTAAATCATTACAAAAAAAAATAGTTAAATCTAAATCAAAAAGGAAATAATGAAAAAAGGTTATCACAAAACTAAATCAGGTAAGACTGCTAAAAAAGGTTTGTATTACAACATCAATAAAAGAAAGAAATCTGGTACAAGTAGAAGTAAATCTAAATCTACTGTAAGTAAAAAAAGCTATCAATCTATGTTAAGAGGATTTAAGTAAGCAATTCTTCTTTTAATTGTTTAAACTCTTCGTGTATTGTTTTCTCTGGTGTCCAAAACCTTTGACCCAATGCTTTTAATCTACGATGATGTATAACTGTAGAGTGATCTATCTTTAACATTCTACCTAGTTGAGATAACGATACACCATACATCTCGATCATTAAATTAATTATAATACTTCTAGCTCTAACTAAAAATTCAAAACGTCTTACACCTAACACTTCTTGTTTACTAACTTCATATTGAACACAAATTTTATTGACGACTGTATCTAAAGTTTGAGGATAAACTTTCTTTCGGTCTGATGCTAAACCATTTTTCTTCTCTTCAAATCTTTCTTGTCTTAATTTTAATTTTAATAACTGACCTTCTATCTTTGCTTTACTTTGTTGCAATGACATACGATAGCCATTCTTAAATCCTGTCTTGTAAATTAAAAGTTCTCTCCCTGTTAGTTCCCTATACATAGGAGCTTTCATAGCTTGTTTTAATTGTGTAAGTGTTTTCATTTGCGTAGCATCCCCTCTGTTGTTTGCACAACCTTTTGTTGTTTTTATAACGATGTAATTAATGACTATCTATTTGCCATTAATTGCTCTCTGCACTCAGTGACTTTCAAATGTAAGTTATAACTTTCAACTTTCAATTTGTTAGCCTTCTGCACTGTTTGAACATACAACTCACTTTTCTTTTGTTGTTTGTCCATCAGTTTCTGCAGACGCTTTCTGATTTCCATCAGCATCCTCCTTCACTTTTGTGTGATCCCATTTAATTTCGTTGACCACTACTTCTACTAACTCTCCCTCATTTGAGGGGTCGGCAGCTTTCTCTACGGAATTAAACTTTTCTACATATTTAAAGTTTGCATCTCCATACCTTGTTCTTATATAAGATTTAACCCTTTTGTCAATCATAGTCCCTTTCGATTGCCATATCAATATAATGCTTTGCTTTGAGTAAATCTTCTTTCTGACCCTTCTGCTTGTGTCTGCATAGATACTTAATAGCATTTCCTTCAGCAAAAGGAAGGTTGTTTTTATTAATAAATTCTGATGGTTGTATAGTCATTGAGCTGTAATGATCTCCACCTATTTGTTTTTTATATACATTATCAGTCATAGTTTTATAGGGACAGAGCAAGGCTACTATGTGATTTCTCTTGATGTCCCATAATTTATATTACTTTTAAGTTTGGAGTCTGTGGCAAGGGAAAACAACGTAAGAAAGTCAAGGGTGATGACTAAAACCTCGCCACAAACTTAGAGCCTAAGCTCTATCTTCTGTAATTACCATAAGTTCCAGTTTTTTGGTAGGGTTTTTTATACCCACCCATTGCTGGTTGTTGTCCACCACTACCAGATTGAGGTGCTTTATTATCACTAGGTGAAAGCACTACGTTCAATCCTCCTGTTGGTGAGCCATCTTCATTGGTATCGTCAAAAGCAGCTTGGTTATACCAAGTGTCGCCTACTTTAGCTCCTATTCTCCACGTTTTTCCTTGTGGGGATTTAGGATTTATAGGTGCAACCCAACTAGGTCTGTTATCTCCTGGTTGTTTGTCTGCATTCGGTATAAGTTTTATATATATCTTATCCATTTATATGTTCTCCTGTTTGTTTAGTTTATCCTCTACGTTTTCGACAACATTCATTATCGCTTTGTAAGTAGAGGGATGTTTAGTTAAGGCTTGTTCAATGTATGGGTCGTTATATTTTCTAACTTGCCTATACTCATAAATGTTTCTACATTTTTT